AGAAGGTGCCCATCCCCGAAGCCATCGGGCCCGTATATCGCGAGTTCATCACTGATGAACGAGCGAACAAAGGACGAGTGGTCGGTCCGGCCCTCCCGCACGTAGAAATTGTGCAGGATAAAAAGGTCGTGACCAGACAGGGAGTCCTTGATATAACAAGGACGTACGGAAGAACCGGAAAAGTAGTCACCTCCACATGACTCCCGGAAGGGGCCAGTGGAGAAGCTCTTCTTCTTGTTCACAACGAAACCCGTGGCGACTAGGCATTCGACGAGCAAGTCGAAGGCATCAGTCCCTATGATGATGTCATCACCATAGACGCTAACGGGCTCCTGAGACATCTGAATCTCCGCGCTTGCTTTCGCAAGAGCAAAGAAAATGAGAGTCTCCAAAGCGAACGTGAAGCCGTTGCCCATAGTCGAGAACTTCTCCAATCGGCGTAAGCCGAAAGGAGTTTTCACGACCGAGCACCGGAACTTGCGGAGAAAGTCCCACCATTCAAATGGTAGGAGCGACTCAACAAGGCCGGATGAAACGGTGTCAGAGGCACTACTGAGGTCGAGCGTTGCTAAAGCGCCCGTAATGGACCCGAGACGAGCAAGCCTTTTGTTTTTGGCCTGATCATGCTTGAGATCCAAACCTTCTTTGCGAAGACGACCGGCGATGAAATCGCCTATCCCAAGTTGGACCATTCCCGTCAGGGATGGCTCAACAGCGATAGTTCGGTCTGTCTTTGCAGTCTTCCGGACGAAGTCCACGCGAGAGTTATCAATTCTCACAGGGATCGTCCCTTCTGGGGACCCAACGAGTTGGGACCAGAGAGGGATTTCTTCCAGGACAGGTTGCAAAGCTGCCCTAGAGTCTTCGCTACAGCAGAACATCTGACTCAGCTTACGCCGAGGCGATGCATCTCTCTTCTTGACTTGCGTCGTAGCGCCCGGACCGAACCGAATCTTTAGTTCATCTAGACGGGGAACATCTCCGAGAATCCTACTGATTTTCTGCTGAGCCACGTAAAGCACGGGCTCAACACGTCGACCGAAACAAAAACGGCCAGACGAGTAAGATTTGAAGAGACGATTCGTCTCGAGACAAAGGTTTTCGGCCTCTATGAACGTATCCCAAGCGACGGCTTTCGGGTCAACATCCGCGAAAGACAGGTCAGAGCGTTTTTGGAAAAATGCTAAGATCTGCCGTGCGTTTGAATAACTCCGAACGTCCGTTTCAAGGGTTAGTTCATAGGTACATAAACCCTTCCAATCTTGCTCCGCTAGGAGCTTCGATAGGTCGGATTTAATGCGGCCATCGTCAATTTCTTGAAGATGGCGGTCTGACAGAGCAGAGAGAATCAGATTAGAACTGTCTGATGACAAGGTCTCATCCCAACGCTTAACGCGCATGATGAACTCCATAAGAGTTATAAGTGCCCGCATGGCGGACAAACCACGGTCTCGCGACTTAGGTGGGAGCTACCTGACTATCGATCAGTTCAGATGCCGGGCCTGACGTCGCAGCTGCAACACTCGTAGAGATGTTGTTGCTGATATTCGTCAGGAGCTGACGACACAACCGCCGGGAGGTGATAGTGGAACGCGGATGGTGGAACGAAGTCCACACATTCTTGTCCATATATGCAACCTTTGGGGCGGCAGTATAGCCTGCTGCATTTTGATTCGTCACTGTTTCCATCACGGGAACACCGACGGTGATCTCGGCCCGCACGACACCGCCTTTCAGGGTGTCGAGCTTCATGGTTGCCCAAACTTGGGCTTCCGTGGGGACCGAAGCGAGCTGTTCGCGCCAATATGCCAGAATCCCGCCACGATCTCTCGTGACGGAAACAGGCACAAGGGTGTG